AGAGCTGTGGGACAAGACACATTCCAACCAAAAATTGGCTTTAAGACTCGTTACGGAATCGTTGCAAACCCATTTGCCGAAGGTAACGTATCTAACCAAGGTCTTGGAAGACTTCTATCCAACTCAAACAGATACTACAGAAGAGTTAAGGTTTCCAACCTTATGTAATTCAATATTACAATCTTACAAAGAGACCCAAATGGGTCTCTTTTTTTATGCCTATATAATAGACAGTGCATAATGTAAAATTATGAATACATGGAAATGGATATCTTTTGGTGTGGTTGGTAGTCTTTTTGCAGTGTCACATATTGGCATGATAGGTTACATCGCAACCAGAGAGAAGAGTAAAATCCCGAATATCAATGTGCCAGTAGGCCCATATACCTCTTATGTTGTTCAAGCAGATGAAGAAGGATATAAGTTGAGTTATACTGCCAATGATCCCAAGACAGCATACATCACTAAGGACATCAAAGAGAAGGGTGGATTCTTAGGACTTGCAAATAATACTACTAAGGTGGTAGAAGAATACTATATGGATGGTCAGATCAATCAAGGTGGCCCTGTCTCCAATCATAGATCATGGTTAGATGGAAGGCCTGGATTAACACAAGATCAATCAGATGCAATAAGTGCCGCACGAAAAAGTGAGGCCTGTGTTAAAGCAATCGGAAGTGCAGAAGGCACAGGAAGACTTGTGGGTACTTCAGTTGGTGCAGCTGCTGCTCCTACTCTTAGTACTATTCCCTTTGTTGGTTGGGTCGCTGCTGGCTGGGTGGCTATGTTTGGTGGTGATCAAGGCGCTAATATAGGTGGCAACATGGCCGAAGACCTCAATAAAAACTGCTAAATAAAAGTAAAAGGTCAATGGCGGATCAATTTTCTGTCTTTTCTAGGCAAGTTGCGAATAGAAATTTCCTATCGCCAGTTGGATTTAAGTTCAATTTAACTAAAGCACCAAAGGTAGATTTCTTTTCGCAGTCAGTTTCAATACCAAATATTAATCTAGGAGTGTCTATTCAGACATCTTACTTGAAAGATATCCCTGTGCCTGGCGATAAGATAGACTATGCAGACTTTGACATTGAGTTTTTTATTGATGAAAACTTGGAGAACTACCTTTCAATAGAGAGGTGGATGAGATCATTAGGATTTCCTGAGTCTATTGGGGAAAGTATTCAGTTAAATCCAAATGAAGAAGATCTCGTAAAGAGTGCCAGATCGGATGGAACTATGTTAGTATATAATAGTAGTTTCAATCCAGTTGCAAGAATCAAGTTCAAGGACATGTTCCCTGCATCTTTGACACCTGTGCCATTTTCAGCTAATGCAACTGATATAAATTATATTATGGCGACAGCCTCTTTCAAATATACTATTTTTAATGTGGAGAGTTTAGTAGGTAATGAATCTTGAGTTCATACAAGGACTTTGGGATAAGGATTCGGTTATAGATAATGAATTATTACACTCAGAATCTACAAAAACACCAGCCTTACACGCAAAGTATTATAAAATTTACACCAATATCCTGACATTACAGAAAGCTCAGGAGACACAATTTAAGATCCTAAAAAAAGAGAAGTGGATATATTATAGTGGCAAGGCATCACCAGAGGTGTATGCAGAAAAACCGTTTGACTATAAAGTTTTAAAGGCAGACTTAGACAAATACTTTGATGCAGACGCTGATCTCATCAAATGCACTGCAAAGATAGAATATTATCAGATCATGTTAGATTATCTTGAGAGTATTCTTAAGATCATATCGAATAGAACATATCAAATCAAAAATGCCATTGAATGGCAAAGATTTACGAATGGATTATGAGTGATCTTACCATCTCTAAAAAGAATGAAGTACATCTTGTAGTAGATGCAGAACCTCACGTTCAGCAAGAACTATCGGATTACTTTACTTTTGATGTTCCTGGCGCAAAATTCATGCCACAATACAGGAATAGACATTGGGATGGAAAGATAAGATTGTTTTCCACTGCTACAGGTGAAGTGTATGTGGGATTACTGGATAAGATAGTATCATGGGCAAAGAAAGCCAACTACGGTGTGAGATTCTTGGACAATGATACATACGGAACTCCTTTTGAAGAGAATGAAGAGATATCACTAGAAGGTGTAAAGGATTATATGACTGCAATTTCTAGTTTTAAACCTAGAGATTACCAGATAGATGGTGTATTTGATGCACTTAGAAACAATAGAAGACTAATTATATCTCCCACTGGATCAGGCAAGTCACTGATGATCTATGCTGTGACACGTTACCATGTAGGTAGGAAGAGAAGAATATTACTTGTAGTTCCAACTACATCTCTCGTAGAACAGATGTACAAAGACTTTACTGATTATGGTTGGGATGTAGAAAAATACTGTCATAGAGTATATTCTGGTAGAAATAAGAACGCACAACAACGTGTAACAATATCAACTTGGCAATCTATCTACAAGATGGATAGACAATGGTTCTCTCAGTTTGATGTAATTGTAGGAGATGAGGCACATCAATTCAAATCCAAGTCTCTTATCAATATCATGTCAAAGATGAGAGATACAAAATATAGATATGGTTTTACTGGTACATTGAGTGGCACACAGACCCATAAATGGGTTCTAGAAGGACTATTTGGGCCGTCTTACAAAGTTACAAAGACATCAGAACTACAGGCCAAAGGACAACTGGCAAAGTTATCTATACGGATTATACTACTGAAACACGAACCACGCCCGTTTGATGAATATAGAGAAGAAATGAACTATATCATAGAACATGAAAGGAGAAATGAGTTCATCAAGAACCTCACTTTGACTCTAAAAGGTAACACCCTAGTCCTATACAGTAGAGTTGAAGCTCATGGCGAACCATTATACAACTTAATAAATAATAGCGTAGAGAATGGTAGGAAAGTATTTTATGTACACGGTGGAGTGGACGGAGAAGAGCGAGAACAGGTTAGATCCATAACGGAGAAAGAATCAAATGCAATCATTGTTGCGTCTTATGGTACTTTTTCTACAGGAATTAACATTAAGGCCTTACATAACGTCATCTTTGCATCTCCTAGCAAAAGTAGAATACGCAATTTACAAAGCATTGGTAGGGTTCTAAGAAAATCTAAGGACAAAACCCATGCAATGTTATATGACATAGCAGATGATATTACATTTAATTCCAAAAAGAATTACACTTTGAATCATCTGATAGAAAGAATCAAAATATATAAAGAAGAAGATTTTAATTATGAACTGTCCCACATCAAACTAAAATAAGATGGAAGAAGAATTCTACGCATCAGTTAAATTAGTATCAGGCGAGGAGATCTTTGGAGAGGTTATGCCTTCTGAAGAAAATGGTCGCACGGTTTTGATTATTAGTGATCCTGTGGAAATCGAAACAGTTAGTATGAATGGATCTCACGAAGGACTCAGAATGATGCCATGGTTGAGAAGTATGCCAGCAGAGGGTATAATCATCATACCTATGGATAAGGTCATAACCGTAGTCGAGGCAAGGGAAGACTCCGAGGTCGTCGCCTATTATCAAAGATTTATTATGACAAACCTTCAAGGAGGTTCATCTGAAAAGATTAAAGTGACAAAGAAAATGGGATATGTAATCTCAGTCGAGAAGGCCAGAGAGAATCTTGAGAAGCTATTTAAGAAAGGCTCTGAGCAAAGCTAAGCAGCTAAATTGCTCTTGCGCTCTGACAGAGCTATTGTACATCTATTTCATAGACTTGTCAAGCGTCTGGTTTTATGGTATACTTAAACTAACAAAAGAGGTAATATAAATGCCCGCAAAAGGTAAAACTCGAAAGAGATCTGAACATTATGTAAACAATAAAGAATTCCTGTATGCCATTGTACAGTATAAGGCTGACGTAAAAGAGGCAGAAGAGAAGGGAGATCCTAAACCTAGAATTACAAACTATCTTGGTGAGTGTTTCGTAAAAATCGCGACTCACTTGTCATACAAACCAAACTTCGTAAACTATATGTTTAGGGAGGACATGATATCCGATGGCATCGAGAACTGCGTTCAGTATATACATAACTTCAATCC